CCTTATTTGCTAGGCATTTAGCTACTTCTTGTAATATTTCTTCAAGATAAGTGATATCATCTTTTCTATTCTCTGGAATTATATTTTCTACCATAATTAGTTCGGTATCTTTACAGGACCTACTTTTTTGTATGGTATGTATTCTCCATTTACTACACCCATCATTTGTCCTCTTGTTTTACCGCCTTTTATAACCTTTACTGGTTTGATAGGAATCCATTTCCCATCTATATAAGCTTTACGCATAGAGTCTTCTGGCGTAGCCTTTTCTCGTGTATTATATTTAACCACTAAGAATTAGGTAATAATGAATAGGCTGTATGAAGGAACGATAGAGTGCCTATAGCAATACTTAATAATAATCCTACTATCATCCATAATAATAAATTTATTTTCTTAAATTTTGGTTCTAAGTAGTCTAATAATTTTTTTAATTGATCCATATAGCTTTAATAATCATTTATATTTTTAATATCCATATAAGAAGTATTATAATAGTATAAATACCTGTTACATATAATACGAGCATACCCCAATCATCACTTTGTATAGAAAATAAATCTATCATCGGATAAAGGGCATCATTAATTATTTCTCGAAATTTCTCCATCGTTTAGCCCATAGCCAATTCCCTAATTTAGTATGTTGTTTCTGAATCCAATCCCAGAATCTGTTGTGATAAAATCCTTTAATCATTATAGGATGTCTTGCGTGGTTGTGTATGGTGTATCTTACCCCCGTATTGTTTTTTTACAGGGTATGGATCTTTTTTGATATTTTTATCAAATCTACTATG